CCGACACGCGAGACACGTGCCGGGTCAGCTGCGGGAGTCGCGATCTGGCCGAGTCCAGGCTAGCAGATCGTGACTGTATGGGGTGCTGTGGTTAGGAGCACGAGAATCAGTATACACTTTCGAGGCTCAAAAACCTAACGTGCAATTCCTCGCAATCGCGTACGAGCATGCGAGCGAATGCTAGTGCGTCCTCAATCCTGGTACAAGTCTTCACGCGCTTATCGTTGTAGTTGAAGTCGTAGTACCAGATGTTGAACTGTTTGAATTCGGTCATCTGAAGAACTCCTTTATTTCCGTCCCTGCCTTACAAGAAATATAATAGCACTAACTGATACAAAAAACTAGTTGAAATTATAATAACAGTCACTAAAATAATAACCAAGTTCCAACAGACGAGGGAAAGGATCGTCATGAACAAGTCCGAAACCGAGGCCCTGTGGAGGGCATTGTGCGCAACCACGTGCAAGCCGGGCACGCATGCACCCTATGATAGCGTGTGTGTGCATAATCGCGTGGTGTACGCGACGAACAGCTACGTCCTGCATCGCGTCGAGGGACTCTTTCAATCCGGTATGCTCTTCCGCGCGCTTCACGGCCATAGCCTCGCATATATCGACCGCACCGACGTATTGGACGGGCTGCTTAAATATAGACCGGACAATCGCGAGTTTGCAAACCTTATCCCCGACTACGACCCCGCAAAGCTCATGCTCGCGCTGCGACCGCATCGAGCTCTAGGCTCTACGGTCAAGTTCTACAGCGGGGCGCGTCGCGAGTACGCGCCCCTGGTCATCGTGAGCAAGACGATCACCCCCAAGGAGCCGGTCATCATCACGACCGTCATCCAGGGCGAGAGGAACGGGTGGAAATAGCTGTTAGCTATTAAAACTCTTTAGCTACAATACCGTTAGGCTTACGGGACTCGGCAAAGGGCCGGGTCCCTTTTTCTGCCGGAAAGGAGGCAACGAAAATGGACGTCAATGTAGTTACGGAACTGGTGAGCAACGTGGCATTCCCTATCGCGGCTTTCGTGATGGTGTATTACAGCAACACGAAGACCATCGAGGAGCTTCGCAAGACCATCGAGGAGAACAGCCTGATCATGGCTAAGCTCTCCGAGAAGCTCGACAACCTTACGACCAAGGAGGCCTAGTCAATGAAACCAAACCGCATCAAGCGGAAGAAAGGCGCGGTGCTTGCCGCGTTTTTCTTCGCGCTCATCGTCGCATTCGCAATGCCGGCCGGAGCGGAGGCATACCAGAGTGTCGACAATTACGTATCTAGCGGGCACGGTTACCTTAATGCCAGCTATCTAGTCATCCACGAGACGGCGAACCCAGGCGCAAGTGCCTACAACCATACGTTGCTATGGTCGCGTGACGATACCTACGCCGTCCATCACGTCATGGAGCTCGACGGCTCCACCGTGTACAACACGGTACCCGAGGACCGACTGTGCTGGCACGTGGGAAACGGCAACGGGTACACGGTCGGCATCGAGCTCGCGCACGCGACCAATGCAGCCGATTTCGCTAAACAGTGGGGCGAGGCCGTCAAGTGGACCGGGGACGAGCTGCGCGCCCACGGTTGGGATACGTCTCGTTTGCTGTCCCATTACGAGGCCGCTCGGCGCTGGGGTGGCTCCGACCATACCGACCCGAACGGATATTTCCGTGCATACGGGAAGACTTGGCTCGAGTTCAAGCAGGCCGTTTCCGCATATCTCGGCAGCGGATACGTAGCGCCTATCGCGCCTACCGACGGCAACGGGGGAACCTATCATCCTTCAACCTCCGCGACCCGCTCGTCCTTCCCCAAGTCAACGGGCAAGAGCGTGAACATCCACTATGCGCTCCATAACCGCTATGGCTCGTGGAATGACGCTGTGACCAATTTCAACGACAGTAACTCCGAGGGCTTCGCGGGCGTGCCCTACGGCTCGCACGATATGCTGATCGCGTGGGCCGACACCGGCACTATCCGCTACCGCGTCCATACCAAGGAGAGCGGTTGGCTAGGTTGGGTGCAGACCGCTAACTACAACGACAGCGTGAACGGCATGGCAGGCATCTGGGGTCAAACGATTGATGGTGTTCAGATGTACTACATCACGCCTAACGGTGACTACAAGCAGGCCTATTACCGCTCCCAGGACGTCGCGCACGCCGGTTACTGGGATGAGGTCTGCGATGATGGCTCCACCTACGGAGGCGACGACTACGCGGGCATGTACGGTTACGCGCTCGACCGACTGCAATGCTATATCTCGGACGGAACTCGTCGGTAACTGAAATTTTATTAGAATAACCGTTGACACACAAAGCGCCCTCTTCCTATAATGTCCATGACAGCAACGGGAAGGGGGGTGCATCTCATGACAAACGCAAAGAAGGAGCGCGGGCGAATCGGACGCCGGATTCAGATCTGCCATTGTATCGGCAAGACAGTTGCCGATGGTAAGCTGATTGATTTCGAGCACGACCTATACGGTGACTATTCGGACCCGATGAAGGCGACGAACACGCTCCGTCAACGATTAGGTGATTCGTTTATCTCTATCACAAGAGTCGAGACCGAATCAGACTACTATTCAATCCCGACAAGACTTTTCCTCGAAGTCGCCATGAACTACTCAATCGGAAAGGAACCTCATTATGACTAACGACAACACCCAGCTCGCACCTATGGACAACTGCACCGACCTTTACACCCCGGCAAGCTACTCCAGCATCCAGGCTACCGACAAAGATACCAAGAAGCTCGTCGTCAACGCGATGAACAACGCCGAGTCTCTGTCCGACCACGAGGGCGAGACCCTCGAGGTCATCGGCGTTTTCACCAAGCCCGGCATCCGCCGCGCGCGCGACAAGAACGGCGTCGATACGCCCTGCACCAACACCACGCTCGTCTGCGTGGACGGAACCGCCTACTTCTCCCAGTCCGAGGGCGTCCGCAACGCCGCGGATAACTTCATGGCCGCGGGCCTGTTCGATGAGGGAGAGGTCGTCCCGATGAAACTCGTCTCCAGCAAGCTCCCCAACGGCAACACGCGCAAGACGCTCGTGCTCGTCTAGTCAAGACTTAATCCCCAGCTCCCGTTGCTTTAACATCAGGCGGTGCGGTCAAGGCCGCACCGCTTTTTATTTTGGAGGTCGAGCCTAATGGCACGTGCGAAGAGGACATCGGACGAGGTATATAACGCGCGACGCCGCGCCAAGCGACTGCTGGCGCGCCTGGAGCGCGAGGACGTGAGCGGCATGAGCGCGTCGCAGAAACGGGCGCGCGCCGACTACATCGCGAGCGTTCGCGAGCAGATCGCGCAGTCATACCAGGGGACGCGGCAGGTGCATCAGGTAGCCGAGGCGCAGACACGCACCAAGAGGGCTGCGGAGCGCCTCGACCGCATGACGACCGCGCCGCGCAAGGCGAAATCGCGCGCCGCGAGGTCGAATCTCATATTCCAGCGGCAACTCAACCTGGCGCGCTCTGGCGCACCGAGCACGCTCGGGGACAGCGGCAAGGAGGCCGTGTCGGTATTCTATGCGGCGACGCGGCGTTTCTGGAGAGGGAAGGACCCCAAGGAGCGGAACAGGCTGATTATGGAGGGTTTGGGCGTCACGTCGCTCTCCGAGGCCTACGACCGCGTTATCGGTGCAAATAGGAAGGCGCTCGACAGCCTGGTATCGTCTGGCGCTCAGACGTCGCTCATCGAGGGGCTGACCTCCGAGAACGAGGCCTTCTACGGCGAGGTCGATTTCGACGCGGAGCTGACCGGATCGGCTGTGTGGGCCTCAAAGATTGTTATGTTCGGGTAGGAGAAAAGGTGCGGGGATGGGATTCAAATCGAAGGGGCCGGAGTTTCGGGTAGCGGCGAGCTACGACACCGAGACATGCAACATATGCACCGACCGCGCGGAGAACACGTGGCGCGCCTATCCCGTGCTCTTTATCCTCAACGACCTGCGCGGGTGCGACCTGCGCACCTATGAGCCGGGTGCGGGGCATGTCAATTTCTACCGTCACGAGGCCGAGATGCAGGCCGCTATAGACGAATATATCGCGTGGGGGGAGCGCGAGCGATGCATCCCGATCATCTGCGCCTACAACCTCATGTTCGACCTCCAGCCCCTCATGCACGAACTCAACGGGCGCTGGGATATGGAGGTGTCCGCGCAGAGTGCTACAAGCGCCTATACCGTGGACATCGTGCGCGACGGCGCGGTCAAGCTCCGTTTCTGGGACACCTTCCACCTCGAGATGCGCGGGCTCGCGAAGATGGGCGAGGCCGCAGGTCTGCCGAAAGCGGAGGGAGATTGGGACTATTCAAAGATCAGAACGCCCGAGACGCCGCTCACACAAGAGGAATATTTCTACGCGGCACGCGATACCGAGGTCATCCCGGCATATCTTCGCTACCTGCTCGAGTCAAACGAATGGCTGTGCCCAGAGTGGCTCGGCGTGCGCGTGCTGACAAAGACGTCGCTCGTGCGACAGGCGGGCAAGATGGAGACAGGGCGCCTCCGCATCCCCAGGGCGAAGGGCAGGCCGATCTCGGTACAGGCCGCTTTCGAGCGCATGTGCGCCGAGGAGCTCGCGCCGACCTACGCGCAGTACGCGCTGCGAAAGGCATGCTTTCGAGGAGGCTTCACGTTCACGAGCGCGCGCTACTCCGGCATCGTGCAGTCTAACGTCTACTCGATTGACGAGACCTCCGCGCACCATGCCTACATCAACGGCCATATGTGCCCGGTCCACTTCCGCGGCCTGCTCCCGCCGGTACTCCAGGCGATGGCCGAGACCGTGTGCGCGACCGGCCTCGATGCGGCGATGCGCCACTGGGAGGAGCCGTTCGGGTGCGCCTTCCACGCCCAGATACGGTTTACGAATATGCGCCTGCGCGAGGGGAGCGCCTTCGAGTGCTGGGACATCGAGTTGCTGTCCGAGGCTAAATTCAAGGCCAAGGGCCAGCTGGGCGACTGGGGCGGGCAGGCCGACCGCGACGGCGTGACCGCGGTTAGAAGCGCCGGATACGTCGATACCGCATATAACGGCCGCTTCGCATTCGGCAAGCTGGTATCGGCCGACTCCGCAATCGTCAACGTGTCCGAGCTGGAGCTGTGGTGCATGAGCCGCGTCTACTCCTGGGATGCGATGGAGGTTATCCTGGGGGAGGGCACTATGTCTTTCGTCAAACCGCCCGATTACGTGACGCTGCTCTCCAATCTGTTCTACGCTCGAAAGAATGCGTGCAAGCAGATCTTGAAAACCTATGAGACCGGCACGCCGTATGCGCCGGACATTCCCGAGACTATACCCGATGGAATAGCCGCGCGCATCCGCTCGGGCGAGATGGAGCGCGCCGACCTCGAGGCGTACTACAACTCGACCGTCAAGGGCATGTTCAACTCCATCTACGGCATGGAGGCACAGGACGTCTTCAAGCCGGGTTACAAGGTCGAGGACGGCGAGATATCGGTCGACCGCTCGACTGTCGTGTCGCGCGAGACCTATGCGGAGCATTACGAGGACGCTAAGAGCAAGCTCGTCTTGTATCCGTACGGGCTGCGTATCGTGGGCGGATCCCGTATGGCTATCGTCGCGGCAATCGAGTTGATATATCGCGGGCTCGGAGAGCGCGCGCGCGTGCTGGGCGGAGATACGGACTCACTCAAGATATCGTGTGATACGGACGTCACTGCGGACGACATCATGGACGCGCTCGCGCCATTTCACGCGGCCGTCACGGCATCCATAGACTCGTGCATGGGCCGCATCCGCGCCAACTTCCCAGGCTACGCCTCGACGCTCGCGGGCGTCGGCACGTTCGAGGTCGAGGGCAAGGCCTATCCGCTCCACATGGACGCATGGAACAAGGCGCGCGTGGGCTGGGACGGGACACACGCGCATATCACGTGCGCGGGCCTGTCGAGACCGACGGGCATGTACCATATCGAGAACTGGATTGACGACATGAGCTCCGAACATGGTTTCGCCGAGGTCGCGCCGCGCGTGCTCGGCTGGGGCGTGCGTGTGTCGCATGCCGTGTGCCACGCGCTCGAGCACTACAGGCCCGCATCAGCCGACGTTCTGGACATGGACGTGACCGACTACCTCGGCGAGACCGCGCACGTGAGGGCGCACGAGTCGATAGCGCTCTACGCCTCAGACCGCGTGCTCGGCGATTCGGAGAAGGGCGGCAACGCCCGCACGGTGGCCTACATGCGCGAGCGCTATGGGCGCGTCGTGGACACGGTCGAGCGCGTCATCGACTATGACGGGACGCGCGCGAGCTACACTTATCTGGACGATGAAGGGAACGAGGTCGAATGGTAAACCTGAACGACGGCATACACTACAACTGGGAGAAGACGCTCAGCTACAACGCTGATATCACTATGGTCGTCGGCGCGCCCAACAAGGGCAAGACGTACGGCCTTCGCGCCTACGCGCTCAACGCCGCGATAAAGCGCGGCGAGCGTTTCGTCGAGGTGTGCCGCACGCTCGACGAGCGCGACAGCGTGAAGAAGGGATACTTCGACAAGCTCGTCGCGACAGATGAGGAGTTCGCGAGATACGAATATAAGTGCGAGAACAACGAGTTCAAGTACCGGCCGGCCGACGCCGAGAAGGGCACGCCGTGGAAGGTCTGCGGGTACGTCGTCGGCTACGCCGAGATGCAGGGCACCAAGAAGAGGACGTTCACCGACGTCAAGAACATCATCTTCGACGAGGCGATCATCGAGAACATCGACGCGACGCACACCTACAGGCGGAACGAGTGGAACATGCTCGCGCGAATCATCGACTCGTGCGTGCGCGAGGACCCCTACGACGGGCACCGGACAAAGCCGCACGTCTTCCTGCTCGGCAACGCCGTCGACCTGCTGAACCCCTATTTCGCGGCGATCGGCGTTAAGGGCGTCCCGAGATTCGGGTATACCTGGTACCTCGACAAGATGGTCCTGCTCCATTACGTGGAGCCGGACGAGCACGACCTATACCGCATGGACAACACGTTGGCCGGACGTATGGGCCAGGTGACAGGTTACACGAAAGGCACCTATGCAAACGACTTCGCCGAGGACGACCGCTACATAGCCAAGAAGCCACCGCGCGCCAAGTACGTCATGGGGTGCGTCCATATGGGTGAGCGATACGGTATCTGGCTCGACATGAGCGAAGGGTACTACTACGTGACCGGGAAGATACCGAGAAACGCAGAGCCGGTATTCGCGCTCACGAGGCGCGACGACACGCCTAACCGCATCGCCGCGCAGCGCGCCGTCAAGACACTGCGCGTCATCGTCCAGATGTACTACGAGGGCAGCGTGCTCTTCGACTCGGTGAAGGTGCGCGAGGGCTTCCTGGACGCGATGGCGCTCTATGGCGTAAAATGACCGCGACGCCCGCGACGACTCGCGCGTAAAGCGGCGAGTAGGGACGATTCGGGACAGCTACACCGTTCGGTCGGTGCCCGAACCCCGCACGATATGGCGATGTGTTTCAGCCGCACGCGTAAAGTTTCGCAAAGGCGTTATATAATGGGCGCGATGCGCGGGCGAGAGCCCGTTCGCATCGCGCCCTATTTTTATAGCTATAGAAAGGAGCTGACATGGACGAGGACGAGAAGCCCAAGACCGAGGGCGAACTTACCCCGGACGAGCAGGAGATCGAGGACGAGACCGGCACGTCCGGCGAGGAGGCGCATCGCATCGGCGAGTTCGACGACCTGCGCGACCGCCTGGAGCGCATCGAGAGCGCGCTCGGCAACATCACCTCGACGCTCGAGGCGATGCGCGCGACCGCGGCCGCGATCGACATCGACAACGGTGCCGACGTGGTCGACGTCGACGGCGACGGCGACGCCGACGTCATCGCCGACGACGAAATCGAGATTCCCGATTACGAAGACATGGACCTTGACCTTTAAGGGGGTTAAAAGATGGCAACCGACAACACCACGATCGCGGGCCGCGTGTACCTGTCCGCGACCAACGATTTCCAGCAGCGCGTGCCCGACCCGACCGTCTCGGGCATCGACGCGACGAGTAAGTTCCTGTTCAAGCCGAACAACGGGCGATACCTCAATGAGTTCATCGACGCCTACGTGAACCGCATCGGCGACCAGATCATCCACAACAAGGAGTGGGAGAATCCCCTTCGCGCATTCAAGGGCGCGGCCATGCGCTACGGTTTCAGCATCCAGGAGTCCGCCTTCAAGTGGATCAAGGCGCACACCTACAAGGTCGACGACGCCGTGCTCGAGAAGGTGAACGCGCCTGAGGCCGCAGTCTGGTACCACAGCGTCAACCGCAAGGACCGCTACGACATCTCGCTCGAGTACCCCGACCTGCGACAGGCATTCCTGGACGAGTACGGCCTGAACCGCCTCATCGACGCCGTGCTGACCGTCCCGCGCAACTCCGACAACTACGACGAGTACCTTTGCATGCTCAACCTCATCGCCTACTACGAGCGCAACTGGGGATTCTTCAAGCACCACGTGAGTGCAATCCCGACCGACGAGGCGACCGGCAAGGAGTTCCTCAAGGCCGTGCGCGCCTACGCGAGCAAGCTCGAGTTCCCGACCGCGCTCTACTCCCCCGTGTCTGCCGAGTACGGTATCCCCGTGTTCGCCAAGCCAGACGAGCTCGTGCTCCTCATCACCGCCGACGCCATGGCATCCGTGGACGTCGACACGCTCGCGGGCATCTTCAACCTCGACAAGGCCGACATCAAGTACCGCACCGTCGTCGTGCCGGAACTGCCCGTTCCCAATGCCTTCGCGCTCCTTACCACGGACGCCTTCTTCGTGTGCCAGGACGTCGTATATTCCAACGAGAGCTTCTACAACCCCGCGACGCTCAACACGAACTACTATCTGCACCACTGGGAAATCGTATCCGCCTCGCCGTTCGTCCCCGCAATCCTGTTCACCACGGACGGCGCGACCGGTATCCCCACGCTCAAGCAGACCGTGACCGGCGTCGATATCACCGCCGCATCCCAGCACCTCAAGCCTGGTGAGACGACGCAGATGACCGTTAAGCTCGTCGGTACCATCACTGACAACGACCTCGTCGGTACCATCACTGACAACGACCTCGGCGTGACCGTCGAGCCTAACGCCGTGACCTGGAGCGTGAGCGCCGAGACCGCCGCATCCGGAGGCAAGCCGATCGCGCTCAACTCCGCGACGCGCGTAGACCGACTCGGTGTGCTCCACGTCCAGAAGTCCGACCTCGGGGCCGGCAACGTCCTCCACGTGACCGGTACGACGTCCTACGTCAACCCCTCCGGTTCGACCACGCCCCATACCGAGACCGTGGACATCACGATCGCCTAGCCTATATAATCTATAGTGCAAGGCGCCGCGCCCCCGCTCATGCGTGAGCGGGGGCGCATTTATTTAGGAGGCAAAAATGGGCGATTTTCCGAACCTCGATAACGTCGACGTGTACCGCTACGACAACACGCTCGACTATTCACGATTCAAGCCGGCTGCCCGGCTCAAGATGTGCAACGTACCATGGTGCGGGCAATATGACGACGTGGTGAAGTTCGACGACGACGCCGCGCGCGATGCGTGGTTCGACGCGCTCGAGGGCGAGGTCATCAACCTCGAGACCATGTTCAACGTCAAGCCGGACGGCGCATCAAAGGTGCCGGTACCGGTTACCTCCGCCCAAGAGTATAACTATCTCGTCGTGGACCTCCCGCGCATGACGAGCGACGCGCAGCCGCTCGCGTATGCCGCGGGCGAGCGCAAGCGCCGCTATTTCTATTTCATCCAGGACGCGCAGCAGCTCTCCCCGAACTCGACGCGCCTGATCCTCACGCTCGATGTATGGACGACGTACATCGACGAGATGCAATTCGACTACGTGCTGCTGGAGCGCGGGCACGCTCCGGTAGCGGCCTCGAGCGTCTCCGACTACCTCGCGAACCCCCGCGAGAACAGCGCGTATCTGCTATCCGATGACGTTAACACCGGTGGCGAGCCTTTCGTCGAGACCTCGCGCGCCGTCAAGAACTACAGCGCCGAGACGCAGCGCGCGTGTATCGCGACATATGCCGACCTGCAGGGCGACCTCGGAGGCGCGTCCGCGCCTAAAGTACCGGCGATTTCAGAACCTGCCACCTCGGGTGTGCTCGCGCCGCGCGTGTACTCCGTCGCAGTTGGCGACCTCCAGCCGTTCCTGCGGGCTCTTGAGGCCAACGCGCCATGGATGAAATCAACCGTACTCGGCGTGTTCTTCGCACCGTCCGACCTGCTCACGCAATCAGCGCCGTTCACGCTATGGGGCGTGTCGGTGACCATCCTGGACGCAGTACAGAAAATCGAGCCGTTCATGCAGCCTGACGTGGAGGATTTCGGATACCCCGCACAGGCGGCTGGATTCGCCAAGCTATACACATACCCCTATGCGGCAATCCGAATCGGGGACGAGCGCGGACAGACCTCGACGGTGAGAATCGAGGACCTCGGCGCGAACGGCATCCAGCTCGCGAGCGCCGTCAACCTCGTCATGCCATATATCTCAATCGACGCACGCCTGCTCGGCATCGCGGGCGCTACGGATTCGCTCACGTTCCAGACAATCGAGGGCCGCACGTACAGCTACGGCGGGGCATGGGGTAAATACCTCAAGAGCTGGAACCTCCCCGTGATGCAGGTCTCACAGAGCGCCGCGAGCCGGGCCGCGTACACGACCGTCTACAACCGCGCGCACGCTCGCCTAGCGGCCGACAATGCGCTCGCGTCGTCGCTCGCGTCCAATTCGACCGCGAACACCAATGCTAACAACTCCGCTAAGAACATCACCGACAACAATGCGATCAACACGGCCGCGAACACGGCAGTCACGAAGAACGCAAACGATTGGGCCCTCACCGGCGCGAGCGCGTCGAACAAGAAACTCAGCGCCGACTGCAACGCCGACAACGCGGCATCGACCGCGATGACGGGACTGCAGAACGACGTCGTGGCAATCACCACGGCGAACAACAACGCGGCCGCGATCGCGAGTTCTTCCGGTGCCGTCATCACGGGAGGAATCACCGGGGGACCCGCAGGAGCTACGAGCGCCGCTATCGGAGGCGTGGCAGACCTTGCCGTCTCGATTCCCTCGGCTAACGCCGCGGCCACAATCTCGCAATCCAGCAATTCGGCCGCCGTCGCCGTCGCGCAAACCAATGCGCTGCAGAAGACAATTAACGCCGCTAACTACACCGCCGCAGTCTGGGGCGTGCAGAACAACGCGAGCACATCCGCGACAACGCTCCGCAACGAGGCGAGCACCAAGGTCGCTGCCAACAACGCGGCCGTCATGAGAACCAACGCCGCAAACACCAAGGCGACCGGGGACGCGAACGCGAACCGCGCATACGCCACCGCGATAGACGCGATATCGGCAGGCCTCAACCAGGCGGGTGTCGCGGCCCCCGCGCAGTTCGGAGCTGGAGCGAACGGGCAGTCGAGCGCCACCGCCCCTCGGGCACTCTTCGCCCAGGTCGTCACGCAGCGCGAGTGTGACATCATGAACGCGGCATCGGCCTTCGCCCGCTACGGGTACTCGCTCGTACGCGAGTTCAGTATGGAGCGGATGCAGGTCATGCGCCATTTCACCTACTGGAAGTGCGCCGAGGTTTGGTGCAGCGGCAACGGCAACGCGCTCGAGGGGGCGCAGGGCGCAATCAAGGATATACTTATACGTGGCGTGACCGTCTGGAGCAAACCGGAGGAAATCGGCCGCGTGAGCATCTACGACAACCTTTAAAAGGAGGCATCATGGCAGATATCGACCTCGACGCCCTGCTAAAGGCCGAGACCTATCAGGGTATGACCGACGAGGAGATCGACGCGATCATCGACTACAGGGTAGAGCGCGCCAAGAGCGATGCGGCCATCAGCAAGGACATGGAGGCGCACCAGGCGATTATGCGATCCCTCATGGGCGCGCAGGCCGAATCGAGCGCGAAGGTGCAAGCAATGTTCCAAGCGGCACTCGACGCGCCGGCAATCTATGAGGAGGTTCACGTATGAGCAAGGGACGCAGGGGATACAAGGGTCCGCGCAAGTACAGACCGGGCGCGCAGCCGACATACTGGCAGGCCGAGGCATACAACCAGCAGCTCTTCACCATGTTCCAGAACGACCTGATCGAGCTCGCGCTGTCGCGTTTCCGCTGGCTCAACCTGCCGGAGACCTGCAACGAGCGCTTTCTTGAGTGGACGCTGCTCACCGAGGGGGCCGCGACGCTCGCGTACCCGAACGCCAGCTCGACGCTGCTGTCCCTGCGAGCCGTGCAGCAGGGCGCTCCGAACATGTACGACGAGCCGCGCGCATGGCGCGCGATGGGCATCACCGGCAAGACCGATTTCATGTGCAATTGGGACAACGCCGTCTGGGTCTGGGAGAACCGCACGCGCTACCCCCTGCTCGTGAAGATAAACATCTGGGCGCGTGAACTGACCGACATCATGCGCACGAAGCAGATCAACCGATTCCATATGCGCATGCCGTTCGTCATCAAGGGCAACCAGGACCGGACTTTCGACGTGCAGAACTTCTATAAGGCAATTGCCAACGGCGAGCCTTTCGTTTTGGCCTACGACAACTTCCAAGACATCCAGACGGACGCGACCATGCCCGAACGCGCCAAGGAGTATATCGGGGACAAGCTGCAACAGGAATGGGCCAACACGTGGGACGCCATCTACCGCGAGCTGGGCATCGACTCAATGCCGTTCAAGGAGGAGCGCATGATCGAGGATGAGGTGAATTCGACGATGCAGCCGACCGAGCTCGCGCGAATGTCCCCGCTCAACACGCGCCGCGCCGCGTGCGACAAGCTAAACGAGCGTTTCGGTAACCGCCTGGAAGCGCCCGTCACCGTCGTATGGGCCCGCGACAACCTGTCCAGCAACTACGATATCTCACACCGCTACGACACCATGCTCGAGAGGGGGTAGACACATGTTCGATTTTCCCGAGGCAAATACGGACGAGCGCTACGATTATATGACGATCACGCTCGGCGAGTGGCACGAGCTGGGGTTCTATAGGCCACTCGAGGACGATTCGTGGCGCTTCGACGCATACAGCGACGAGCAGTACACGCGACTCTGTACCAAGTTCCTCAACCGCTTCTACGACCGCGAGGTCTCAAACACGGTGCCGAACAGGTGGAAGCGCGCGTACCTCCGCAAGCTCAACGAGATCATGCCCAAGTACAAACTGCTCTACGCGCGCGTCGAGCAGGGAGTTAACCCCATCCAGGAGTCCCGCGAGCGCGAGAAGTCGCGCGACATCTTCTCGGACTTCCCCGAGACGATGCTTTCCGGTAACTCCGATTATGCAAGCACCGGAAACGACCGCGAGTCGGATATGTTGCGCGAAGGTAACGCCGCAGAGCTTCTAACGCAGTTTGCGCGAGAGTGGCAGGACGTCGACGCGCTCATCTTGAACGAGCTGGAGCACGTTCTATTTACGGGGATTATGGTCCCGACCGTTCCATTGTGGTAAGGAGGTTTTGTGATGGATGAACAGCCGATCGTATGGGGTGGTGCGTGGCACGCGCAAAACCCGAAAAGCTATCCGCGATTCTGTGTCGTGACATATCGCGGGCGCGTGTTTATCTCGCGCGAAGAGATCCCGGCTAATACGAGCATCACAGATGAACGCTGGATGCAGATTGCGAACGTATATACTATGATGCATCGCAAGGAGGTGAGATAATATGTTTCCTGTTCTACCGTATTTTAACCCGTGGATGCTGACTAACCCGACATTGCCTAAACTCTACTGGGAAGTAAAAAGCCCTGAGCAGCTGATAGCCAACGTCTATTGCATCATCAACGCATTATCAGATCAGGTGAACGACGTTACCGGGCAGGTCAACGCTAACAGCGCGAAAATCGCGGAATTGGAAGAGCTTTTTCAAAAGTTCATCGAATCCGGTTTCGAAGATTACTATGAGAAACAGCTGGAGCAATGGATTAACGACAACGTTCAATGGCTGTGGAAAACGTTCGCGCAAATGGTATTCTTCGGGCTGACTTCCGACGGCCATTTTTGCGCATACGTTCCAGATTCATGGGCGGATATCGAGTTTGACACCGGAGCAGTCTACGGCACGAGTCAATACGGGCGCCTGCTGCTCAGATACCGAACCGACGGTTCCGGGGTCATCGACAACACCGCTCCAAATTACGATAAGGAGTAACATATGGCAGTAACTCAATACATCGGTGCGCGCTACGTACCGCTCTTCGCTGACCCTATTCAATGGGATTCCGCGAAAACCTATGAGCCGCTAACGATCGTATACAACGAGGGCAATTCATATACCTCAAGGCAGTACGTGCCATCGGGTATTCAGATTGACAATGATGCCTACTGGGCATTGACCGGCAATTACAACGCGCAGATCGAGCAATACCGCGCGGAAGTAGCTGCTTACGATAAACGTATTAAGGTTGTCGAAACCGATACCGCGCAGCTGAAAACCGATACCGCGCAGCTGAAAACCGATACCGCGCAGCTGGAAAACTCTTTGAACGCTATAACTCCATTTGATAGCGTGCCTACGATGGACAGCTCAAAGGGAATTACGTCTGCCGGCGTATACAACGCATTGCAGAAGCTTGTAGAGGGCGCGAGTAAACGTATCGTAGTAATTGGTGACTCTTGGGTAATGTCACCTACCGCAGATTATTCTCTGTGGGTAAAACTGTTCAAGCAGCGCTACCCGAATAATGTTTTCTACACGCAATATGATTACACGTCACCTGTTAAAATTCTTGATACAAAGAATGAAATCGACATTCTTGCTGCTGATGATACTTTCGAGAATGATTCCGTTACCGATGTGCTCATGATCGCTGGACTCAACGGTGGCACAGCTGAAGATGCCCTAAATGTAGCTAATTACGCGCGTGAGAAGTTCAACGCGAACCTTACGTTTACATGGGCGCAAGACTGCTATACACCGCTTAAATTATTGTACGGTTACAAGGTGCTCAACGTAGATGCAGCCGCGTTTATCGAAGCGGCAAACACCGAGCTCAATAACAAGTACATTGACCTCTCATCTTTCCTTTTAAGCCCGCACTTCTTTAGTAACGATTCCAACAGCAACTCCATAAACGGAGCGTCGATTATCGGATTCCACATGTCTAAAGTGGGAAGCTATCGCATGCTCGCATACTTTGCAGATTACTATTTTGGTGAGCATATTGGAGCGTGGGGTAAACAGGCTTTCGACGTTGACAATTTCAATTCATGTTTCGAGTGGATTAGTTCAACTGGCACTAGTTACAAAAACACCGCACACGCAACTGAAACATCGTTTGTAGATTACGAAACGGGTGCATTCAAAATCGGATTCTATTCCACACCCGCATTTACCAATATGAACATTTGTAAACTATCACCCGTATCTAATTCTGCGATTCCAACTCTAAAGCTGCCACTCAAACAGAGTGCAATCGTTAATGGCATAGGCTTCGATGAAACATTTTTCCACTTGCCAGGAAGCATGTATTTCGGTAACGGACTATCTTCCAGTATGGCTCTGATGGAAGGATCACTAGCTGCATCTGCATCTACTACGATTAGCACAATATATCTATCTATGGATTAGGCTTTACCCGACTCGGCCAGATCGCGACTCCCGCAGCTGACCCGGCACGTGTCTCGCGTGTCGG